ATGAGTCAGACAGTAAAAATTGATGCCGCCGCTCAGGACGCCATTGCCGAGATCGTCGGCATGCCGTGGGAGAAGGACTACTTCGACAACACCCATGACAAGGACAGCGCGCACGTCGCTACGGTGACGCGAGAAGGCGTATCAGTACGCATCTACATCTGTGATGAATCGTTGTGTTCCGCCGATTTGTGGTCGTTCGAGGCCGAGCAAATCGGCCAGGCGATTCTCAATGCGGCGAAAGACGCCAAGACTTTCCAGAAGGCTCAGAGCGAATGGGCGAGATCGCAAATGCAGCGACTCAACTGTGAAATCAAGGGCAGTCAGAACATATGGGGCTACGGATTCTACGTGAATGGCAGACATTATGAAGTCAACTTCACGACGAACGCGAAAGCCCGCACCTGCGTCATCTGGAACCAAGCAGCAAAACCGATCTTCCGGAAGGTTACCGATGACGTGAGCAAGGTTTCGCAAGACGATGCCGCACTCGTGCTCAAGACGTTCCTGCTATCGAAGATCAAGGAGAACGAAGAATGCCAGTCGAAATGAAAAAGGGAATTCGAAAGCGAATCGCTTGCATGATGGGCACAACACAAAAAGCGATCCGTGAGGCAGAAGCGGAATGCGATGGACGAGCGTTCATGTATCACGCAAAAGGTACGCTTTGCGGCTTCTACCTCCTCCACGTCCCTGTCAAGGGAAAGATCGCGCCAACGCTATTTCCGACTGAGTACTTCGTCAAACAGAAGGAGGACGAGGAATGAAGAACGAAAAAGTGCACCGACGCCGGGCGCTCTTCGCGTTGGAAGCCATCGAGGTATGCGCCACGTCGTGTCGAAAGGACTGGAAAGGTCGAACTCCTCCGACCATTGAGGAGGTCGATGCGGCCATCCGCAAGTTGTCCTACTGCGTCGGAGCGCTGAAGGACTATCGCTCGATCCGCATCCAGATGATGAAGGAGAAAGAGGAATGAAATACCAAGTTCGCGACGAAAAAGCGCGAAGAAAACTAGAAACGCTGGCTGGCGGCAAGTTCCACGAGCGACTGAACATGTACGCAGCCAACTTCGCAGAAGCTCACAAAGCCGGACGCGTGACGGATCAGGAGTTTGCCGATGGCATCACGGTCGGCATCTGGATAGGCGCCTGCCTCGCGCACGTCCGGATCGAGTGGCAGGACATTGAAGAGATCAAGGAGCAGGAATGAACCAACAAGACAACGAACGCTGGCGCTCATTCAAGAAAGAGCGTCCGGAACGCGGGCACTACCAGATCAACCTCGTCCCTCGTGACGGCCACAAAGGATTCTGCATGTACGCGTACTTCAACGGACGGGACTGGTTCGACGAGCACAATCGACAGCTGGACGTCAGCAGGTATCAGCTTTCTTTCCGTCCTTGGTGCGAGGACTACGAAGAATGATCGACGAAGAACTGAAAGACATTGCCAGACACTACGGGCGAGACCATCAGACGCTCAAGGCTGCCGAAGAGTTCGGAGAGGCTGCAACTGCGGCTTCACGTCTTGCGCTCGCACGACAGGCCGAAGCATCCGGCGGCAAGTACCTGTGCATCACCGTGCTTGAAAACGACCTTGCAGAGGAATGCGCCGACTGCCTCGTAATGATCAGTCAGCTCCGCATTCTGATTCCCGGCTTCAGCGCCAAGGTCGACCGGGTAATGCACGAAAAGATCGAACGACAAATCAACCGAATTTCAAAGGAACAACAATGCTGAACATCAACGAAGTGACCATCTGCGGCTGTCTTGGCCGCGACCCTGACCTCCGATATGGAACGAACAACCTCGCCTTCGTCACGCTCCCGGTCGCAACAAACCGTCGCGTCAAAGGGGCCGACGGTAACTACCAGTCCGTCACCGATTGGAATAACGTTGTGGCCTTTGGCAAGACCGCCGAGACGATTGCCGAGTATCTGCACAAGGGTTCACCGATCTGGGTACGTGGTCGCCTGCAGACCCGCAAATACAAAGACAAAACCGGCGCCGACCGATGGGTGACGGAAGTCATCTGCGAAAACTTCCAGTTCGTCCAGAGTGCGAAGGACCGAGCACAACAGCAACAGGCCGAACCGGCAAGACGTTCACGCGTGCAAGAACAAGCCCAGACCTATGACGACGGCGAAGTACCGTTTTAAGGGAACTACGCTGGCGGAGTTTGAGGCTGAGGCATCGACCAAATCACGCATAAAAATGCAACGAACAACAACACGATGACTGCTTTCTTTTGCTTGCTGTATCTCGGATTCACCAAGGTGAGTGTGACACCAACCGGAAAGAAAACAACATACCAAACAAAGATGAACCAGCCGCGCTGACTGATTGAAGGCTTTTCTTCTGTGGTTAACGGCTCCTGGGCTGTCTGACGAATCGGTCTTGTACCGCCCCGTGTCTTGACGATATGAGCCAAGTCGTTCCAAGACTCCTTAAGCTCTCCCACAGAGTCTGCAAGCTCCTTCTTGCTTTTCTCAAGTTTCTCTTTGCTTCTCTTTAGGTCTTCCAATCTACGGATTTCTCGTGCATTTGAGTCACTTTCAGAAAAGGTATCGAACCTTTTTGAACTTTCCGCAAACCGTGATGGAGTATCTGCTAAAGCATTACGCTTTTGAACACCAAACATCTTCGGAAAGTAGCATTTTTCGTACAGATATGTTTTTTCAATATTGGAGTCTATGCAAATTCCATGAAAACGAGTTTTATAAACCGTTGTCGGAACAACAGAACGCGTCTCACCAGGACGAGTTCCGCCGTAATAGGTCAGCTGAATCACTTCTCCATTATCAGCCGCTTCCTGCAGGTATTCCATGATCTGGTCTTGTGGGTACGGGTACGTTTTCATGCTCGCTTACTCCGAGTGTGAGAAATGGTGGGCTCGCGTGTGACGACGCGAGCTCACCCAACATCATACGGCAACGAATGTTGACAAACTGACAAACGCATGCATACAATGAGCCCATCACGTGAGAAAAAGCGTGATCGGGCGTGGAAACCCGGACGAACCCCAAAGGCGCACAACCGCCTTACGTCTTCTCGTTCGAGCGGATTTTTTGTGTGCGTGCATATCACTTTTACGAGTGAGGCCTACGGGCGCCCTTGCGGCGGCCGGCACCTTTGGGACGGTATTTCCACCCCGTAGCGCCTCGCTCACCACCGTGGAAAGTGGTCGCGAGGCTCCAGCAACACCCAAAGGAGACTCGCTATGCAAGCCAGTCAATCTGCTGTCGCGTCCGCGACACTGTCAACATTCAATTTGCCCTTCGTCATCAGAGGGTTGCTCTCCAACTCTCTGTCCTCAGCTGAGGCCCACTCTCAGGCGCTTTCGCTCTGCCAAGAGGCACGCAGCATCCTGACAATGGTTTTCGACGCCACCGAAAACCCTCAAGTTCTCAGCTCCTACAAAGACATCGTCTATCGCAACAGCGGCTGCCCTCATCGAGACCGCTGAACTTGTCGTTTCCGTAACGGAGGAAAACGCAAATGAATGAAATCATCAAACTCACCAACGGCCAACCGGTCGTCGACTCTCTCACCATCGCTGACGGCGCTCAAATCGAACACGCTTCGGTGATGAAGCTAACGCGCAAGTATGAGGACGACTTCAACTCCTTCGGAAGGGTTGGATTTGAAACCCGACCCTTTGAAACGAATGGCGGCACTCAAAAACGCGAGGTCGCCTTATTCAACGAAAACCAGGCAATGCTCCTCTTCACCTACCTGAAGAACACAGAGATCGCCCGCACCTTCAAAATTCGCCTCGTCAAAGCATTCAGCGATTGTCGCGACGAACTTGCGAAGGCCAAGGCATCCGCCCCCGCGTTGCCGGACTATCCGACGGCGCTGCGACAGCTGGCCTCATCTCTGGAGAAGACCGCAGCGCTTGAACACAAGATCGCCGAGGACGCTCCTAAGGTTGCCTTTGCTGAGACTGTCGAGGCCTCCTACGGCGACATGCTCATTCGAGAGGCGGCAAAGACGCTCGGCTATCCGGCCAAGCACCTCTTCGACTGGCTGCGCACGCACTCGTGGCTCACTGCGAAGAACGAACCCTATGCCGACAGAGTCAAGCAAGGTGTTCTTCGCCCGCGCGTGTCGAACTTCGATCATCCTGAAAAAGGACCGAGCGTGTCCGTCACGGCGCACGTGACGCCGAAGGGGCTTTTCCGGCTTTACAAGGAGCTGTTGAAGGAAGGCAAGATCACCAGGAACGAACGGCTTGAACTGGCATCGTGAGGACCAAACTATGGCAATAGGTAATACACTAGACGGAAAGAGCATTCGCGCGATGCTGTTTGATCCGGCGGTTCCAGACTACGCGTTCCTTACGCGCGATGAGGTGATCGCCGCCTT